GTGAGATTAATGTTCATGTGATCTTTCTCCTTAAACCCGGACACCAGTGTCCGCCTTTTTAGATAGCTGTTTCGACCTTTTTGGAATGCGCCCTATAAAAATCAAGTGCATCTTTTTTTGTGTAAAAGGCAGGACTGTGAATCGTGGTATCTCGACGGTCTGTGTTCCAGCGATATATTTGCCAAGCATAAACTGAGCCCCATTTTCTAGCGCACATTTCCCAGTTGTCGTCTAGTTCCCACTTTCGGGTATAAACTCTGCCGCCTCGTCTGCCTTTTTCGTATATTAACTTCATGTGATCTTTCTCCTGTTGTTATAAAAGCATCATAACATAGTTTTTCTATATACACAAGGATTAAAATACAGCTTTTGTATATTTTGCAGATAAAAATCATATAAAATATCTTAAAAAGGTTGCGCGAGTGTCAATTTTGCTATATGAGTAAACTCAATATCGGCAACTGCGCCAATCGGAGGATATTATCGAAGACGGTCCAGAAATTGAGTTCATTACTTGGCAAGACGATTTGGACGAGTTTTGGGTAAATGTAAAAGTTGGGCCGTTTCGGCGTGAGGAATACGCGGATTACTGTTGGCGTGAAATTGCTGGTTTAATCGCAAGAGCCGAGCGTGATCGGCTAGGGCTTACAACACATTAGGTTGGTATGCTGGATATCATTATCGAAATTTTAAAGCGGCTGGCTTATTTTTAGACATACTGTTTAGCAAAAAAACCCCACGCCACAAAAGGTGGAATGGGGTTGTAAGTTATGTTAAACGGCTACCGTAACGTTGTTCGTATTCGCGGCGTTGCTTGTCTAATTTAGACCACGCATTTTTGGCGCGTGAGAGTTTAGCCTTCCAAGCAGCCTCACGTTTCAAAATGCGCTGGTAACGAACTTGTACAATATCTATTTTTGGTTTTGGCTTAGTCTTAGTCTTCTTTAAGGAACCATCTAGCCATCCATTTGATAAAACGTAATCGACTAGATCACGCTCAATATATGCTTGTTGCGGAGAGTGTGGTTTCTCTTGTGGGTTTTTTCTGTAGTGCGCCCAGTGCGATATGCAGTGGACGATTCCTTTCCAGCCTGACTCTCTCGAATGGTTAGGATTCACATACAGAACGCCGTGCCGAATCCATGTATACCGATTACCGCTTGTCAGTTTAACTTTACCTGTCCAAGCATGACCCATTGCAATTCGGTATAATCGTTTGGCACCTCTGATTGCTTCTTGCTCTGTTGGTACGAGATTTTTATCAGAAGGCCATTTAGAATTAACAAGTCGATCCCATAGCTCTTTATCAGCCATCGTGTTTACTCCTTAACGATTTACAAAAACAGTCATCGATTTGTTCGACAACAGGCTATTATACCACACTGCTTTTTTGAAAAGCCGGAATATGGGTGTTTTCGGTGTCAACAAAAAAATATGTTGTTGATAAAAAACGAAAAGAAAAATGAAAAAAAAGCTTTTTTGCAATTTTAGAAAATTTTTTGCAGCAGACAATTTATGCGATTTTATCGGCAGATAACCAACCGATGAAATGCAATCTTTTACAAATGGTTAGGATTTGAACTTGGCGAATTTACGAGGCGGCAAACCCGATAAACTGATGCGCGATGCGATAATGATTTCGCTTAAACGTGAGGCAGAGAAGGGCAGTAAAACAAAACGTCTGCAAATTGTAGCGGATCAGTTAGTCAAGAAAGCAATGGACGGCGATATCCAAGCGATTAAAGAAATCAACGACCGCGTTGACGGTAAGTCGCATCAGACCACTGAGATAAGCACATTAGAACCCATTGCGATCAAGGTTGATTGGGTTGAAAAGAAAAAAGATTGAACTGCCCAAGGCGTTTGCAGAGCTGACACAGCCGAGCCGGTACAAGGCTTTTTACGGCGGCAGAGGCAGCGCAAAAAGTCATAGCTTCGCAACCGCGCTCTTACTGCGTGGAATGTTAAACCCGCTGCGGATTCTTTGTTGCCGTGAAGTACAACTATCAATTAAAGACTCCGTTAAGCAATTACTAGACGACAAGATAGCCGCTCTAAACTTTGACTACTTTTATGAAAGTGTGCAGAGCGAGATACGTGGAGTAAACGGCACATCGTTTATCTTTGCGGGCCTCGGCAAGATGACCACAGACCAGATTAAAAGTTACGAGGGCGTGGACATCGTATGGGTAGAAGAGGCGCAAACCATATCGGCGCACTCGTTAGAGATATTGATCCCGACTATTCGTAAGCCAGAAAGCGAGTTGTGGTTTTCTTGGAACCCACGCCATGCAACTGACCCGGTAGACAAACGGTTTAGAGGCGACAACCCGCCACCGAAAAGTATCATCCGTAAGGTAAACTTTGATGCCAATCCGTTCTACCCGGACGAGCTAAACGCGGAGCGTGAGTACGACGAAGAAAACAATCCGGGCCGATACGCACACATCTGGCTAGGCAGTTATGAACCGCAAGCCGTGGGTGCAATTTGGGATAGAAAAACACTAAACCAACACCGTGTGCATGAGCTACCGCAGATGCAACGAATACTTGTGGCAATCGATCCGGCAATAAGCGCAGAAGATAACAGTAATGAAACAGGGATTGTGGTTGCAGGTATCGGTGCGGATGACCGTGGCTATATACTCGATGACCGTAGCCTTGTGGGTGATCCACATGAATGGGCAAGCGCAGCGGTCAACGCCTTTGATGAATACGAAGCCGATGGGATTGTTTGTGAGATCAATCAGGGCGGGGCAATGGTCGCAGCCACTCTGCAAAGCGTAAGGCCAAGCTTGCCAATAATTGAGGTGAGGGCAACACGCGGCAAGCACGTTAGAGCGGAGCCTATTGCAGCCCTTTACAAGACAGGGCGCATCAGCCACTGCGGCACGTTTTTAAAATTAGAAGACCAGATGTGCTTAATGACTGCATCAGGCTTCGACGGCGAGGGTTCGCCAGATCGTGTTGATGCTTTGGTGTGGGCGTTTACAGAATTGTTCCCGGCGCTCACGCGCAAAAAAGTTGTGCGGCGTGAGAGAGCCTATCCTGAAATAACAATAGTATGAGGTCCAGCAATGCTGTTTGACACAAAACATTTGAGCCCTTGGGGTGATGTCGGTTCTATGCTGACGCAAATGAAAGAACTGCGTGTGCGTATTGGCAAAGATATCTACGAGGGCGAAGCCGATATCGAAAACGTAGACGGCGTGTGCACGTTGTCCTTTTCTGCCCGCACAAAAAAGAAGGGCAAGGCCGATGCTAAATAAAACAGACTATTATACGCTGTTGGGTCGCATTGCAGAGCTTGAGGCTGATGTCCGTTCACTGCAAGTAGCAGCGGCAAAAAAGCGCCAGCCTTCAACGAAGTCAAAGCAAACACCGCATAAAGATTGGTCTAAATAAATGCCCATGTCAGATGACGACTTGCGGGCAGTGGTCCGGCAAGAAATATTTAATAGCGTCGATTATATGGATGGCGAGATATCCGAAGACCGCAGGCGGTCAATGGATTTGTACTATCAAGAGCCTTTTGGCAACGAGCAAGAAGGCCGCTCACAGTTTGTTAGCTCTGATGTGCAAGACGTTGTTGAAAGCCTCGTGCCGGACTTTATGGAAATATTCGGCGGCAGTGACGAGGTGTGCGAGTTTGAGCCTGTTGGGCCAGAAGATGAGGAACACGCCAAACAGGCGACCGATTATATTAATTTTATTTGGGAGCATGACAACAACGGCTACCAGATCAAGCACGATATAATTAAAACATCGTTACTGCAAAAGAACGGGATCTTAAAGGTTAGCTGGGACGGTACGCCGCGCCACCGCATGGAAACGCTGGAGAATATTAACAGTTTGCATTTCGCGGAGCTTATGGCTGATGACACCGTTGAGGTTGTCGAACACACAGAAAAACAAGTTGACGATATGCAGATGATGCAGTTTGCGCCGGACGGCGTGGTGCATGACGCTAAAATAAAATACACAACCGAGATGGGCCGCGTTCTGCTACAGGCCGTGCCGCCGGAAGATTTTCTGATTAGTCGCCGCAGC